CGTGGATAAGTGGCGGAATTCAAATCCTGCCATAACGGCATTTTGGCGAACGGTCGAGAATGCGGCGATTAAGGCGGTTGAGGGTTATCCGAGCAAGATTAGACACGATATTTCTTTTTACAAACAGTCGAATATTCTTTTTATCGGTCTGCCGTCGGGAAGAAAAATCGCTTACGTTAAACCGAAAATCGAAGTAAACAGATTTGGAAAAAAAGCCGTTACATATATGGGTATGAATCAGACAACAAAAACTTGGAGCAGACTTGAAACATGGGGCGGTAAGCTTGTTGAAAACATAGTACAGGCGTTTGCGAGGGATTGCTTGGCTGAAAGCATAATTCGGCTTGAGGACAGAGGTTTTAAGATTAATTTCCACGTTCACGATGAGGTTATAGTCGACGTTCCGAAAGGCGTGTCGAGTGCAGAGGAGTTGGCGGCGATAATGTGTGAGCCGATTGAATGGGCGAAAGGACTTCCGCTTAATGCGGACGGATACGAATGTAATTTTTATATGAAAGATTAGGGGGTGTTATAAATTGGATTTAGTAATTGCTACGGGACAAAGCAGAAAATCAAAACTATGGAAAAATACAAAAATGTCGTGGGAGGATTTAATAGAAAGGCTGAAAACGACAACAAGGACGAGCGAAACGCAAGGTGAATTTGCAAATATGCCGAAGTCACAACAGGATGATATAAAGGACGTCGGCGGTTTTGTGGGCGGTAAGGTGAAAAACGGCAAGCGACAGTCGGGAAGTATCGAAAACAGAATTTTGCTTACGCTTGACGCAGACTTTGCCGACAGTGATTTT